CTGAGGCGAAGCTGATCCTGCTCGGCGCCGTGAAGCGCTGGGCTGAGACCGGATCAGGCGCGTTCCAGGTGCAGACCGCAGGCCCGTTCGGTCAGACGGTCGACACTCGTCAGCGCACCGGGTTCAACCTGTGGCCGAGCGAGATCGCCGCACTACAGGACATCTGCTCCACGGGCACGGTGAGCTCGCCTGCCGCGTTCTCGATCACGCCGAGCGGATGCGGGTCGGTTCACCAGCCGTGGTGTGCGCTCTACTTCGGCGCCATATATTGCAGTTGTGGCGCGGACCTGACGAACTACGAGTACCCGCTGTACGAGGGCGGCGTGCTGTCGGGTGACGAATACTGATGTTGCTCGGTGAGACGGTCATCGTCTTGACAGGCACCCCGATCACTGATCCGTACTCGGGTGAGACGACGGGCACCGACTGGGCGACGCCGACGCAAGTCCCGGTCGACAACGTCCTGTGTGAGCCGCGCCCGTCCGCCGAGCCTGTGCAGGACGCCCGCAACGCCGTGACCTCCGGCTTCACGTTGTACCTGCCAGCGGGCACTGTGGTCACCCCGGCGAACCGGGTCCGTGTCCGCGGCCTCGACTACGACGTTCTCGGCGAGCCGTCCGACTGGCGTCTCGGGTCCTGGCGTCCTGGCCTCGTAGTGCAGACGAGTCGGACGGCTGGCTGATGGCCCGCGCGAAGGTGGTCCTGAACCGGGCTGGCATGAACGACTTGCTCAACGACCCCGGCGTCGCTGCCGAACTTGCACGCAGGATGGGTCCGGTGCTCGCATCCGCACAGGCATCAGCGCCGGTCGTCTCAGGTGCATACAAGGACTCACTTCGCCTGGAGATGACTACCTCCGCGGCACTAGGGATCAAGTTCAGGGCCGGTGGCAGTCGTCCTGTCGCAGTCGTGCTTTCCGACTCCGATCACGCAATGTCTGTCGAGGCCGGCACCGGCAACCTTGCTCGCGCTCTCGACTCCGCTGGGGGTGCCTGATGTTCCCTCTAGTCACGTTCCCCGACGTCGAGCTATTCCTGACCGGATGGCTTCGCACTGCGTTGGCGGCCCGCACGGAACTGTTCAAGGTTGGCGTGGTCGTCGCCAGCGCTGTCCCCACCAACCGCCCCGCCCGTCTCGTGACGATCCGCCGCGACGGCGGCCCTCGTCTGGACGTGGCCCGCGAGTCCGCCCGGATCGGCGTCAACGTCTATGCGGCCACCGAGCAGGACGTGGCCAACCTCGCGGGTCTGGTCCGTGCCCTGTTGTGGGCGTGCCCGGATGGTGCGCCGATCTGCCGGGCGATCGAGCTGTCCGGGCCGTCACCTGTGGCCGACGTAGTGCCCAGGCGATACATGACCTTCGAGCTCATCGTGAGAGGCGCTGATTTGACGTGACCACCATGAAGCACCCCGATAGCCCCGACCCGATCGAGGTCGAGTCCGGCAGTGTCGCCCTGTATACGGCGTCCGGTTGGGTCGTCACCGATGCCGAGCCCGTCAAGGCCGCACCGAAGCGGCGACGCAGGCCGGTCACCAAGAAGTAACACCCCCAGTACCCGCCGCGCGCACGACGGTTTTCACTCACCCCGGCGGCAGCATCGCCAAACCATGAAAGGTGTCTCCAATGACATTGGAAAGCAACAACGTCCGGGTTGGCGGAGGCGCCGGTGTGACCGGTGAAGTATTCGTCGGCCCCACCACCGCAACCCCGCCCGCAACAGCAGCAGCGGCCACAACCGGATATACCGGCCTTGGGTACATCTCTGAGAATGGTATCGAGCGGACGCCAGAGCGCAAGACGAAGGACATCGTCGCGTGGCAGAACGGTGCAGTCGTCAAGACCGTCGTCGACGGGGCCGCGAAGGTCACGCTCAAGTTCACGCTGATCGAGACGAACAAGGACTCGATCGAGTTCGCGTTTGGGACCACGGTCACCCAGACCGCGACGGAGGGCACCTACAGCGCGGATCCCGGCGCAACAGGTGGACGCAAGTCATTCGTCTTCGACACGATCGAGGGCGCGAACCTGCGCCGCGAGACCTTCGAGGGTGAGCTGACCACGCTCGGCGCGACCAAGTTCGCTGCCGGTGAGCCGATCGCCTACGAGTGCGAAGTCACGGCCTATACCGTGCCTCAGGTGCACGACACGGCACTCAAGACGCCGTAGCCGATTCACCGGGCGGGCTCTCTGCGCGGAGGTCCGTCCGGTGTCACACCCCTTCCGCGCTAACCATCCGCGCTACCAAAGGAATCCGTCATGCCCGCACCAAGGAAGCCCCAGGACCACAAGGCCAAGATCGTCCCCAACCCTCGCGGCAAGGTCGTCGGCAAGGTCTTCACGTGGACCACGCAGGACGACGCCACGATCAGCGTCCCGTTGCGAGTCAACATGGGGGTTGTCCGGTCGATGGGTCACGGCGACCTCGACGCCGACGCCATGTTCGACATGATCGACGCGATCGCACCGGGTCAGGCTGACGTCATCGACGCAACCGATACCAACGATTTCATGGACTGTTTCAAGGCGTGGCAGTCGGCGTACAACGACCGCACCGGGGCGACCTTGGGGGAATCCTCGGACTCGTCGACCTAATCGACGCGCACCGCCCCGCGTTTGAGTACGACTGGCGCACCCGATTCCATCTCTGCCTTGACGAGATCGACAGGTCGATGTCGTATGGCGAGGCGATCCGGCTCACGTCGGTCCTGGCCGCTGACCCGTCGAGTCAGGTCGCTGCCGCCCTTGGTGGGTGGTTGCACCCGTTGTCACGGGCAGACATGACCCTGCGGGACCTGTTCGACCTGACCTACAAGGCGCACACCGAGCGCACGCCGAAGCCGTACCCGCGCCCGTGGGACAAGCGGCTCGAGCGCACCGGGTCAGGCACGTCGATGACCGTCGCGGAATTCCGCGCACTCAAGGCATCCATCACCGAGGGAGGCTGACCCGTGGCTGAAGTCGCGTCCGCGTATGTATCCCTCCTGCCTTCGGCTAAAGGCTTCGGTCGTGGCATCAGTAATCAGATCGGCGGCGAGCTCGACACTGCGGGCAGGAGCGGCGGCCAACGCCTCGGCAAAGGCGTCAGTGGCGGGTTCCTGCCCTCGATCAAGGGCCTCATGGGTCCAGTCGCTGCCCTGTTCGCTGTCGGTGCGGTCGTGGATTTTTTCAAGTCCGCGAACGAACACGCGCGCGAGGCCCAGAAGGTTGGCGCCCTGACTGCGAACGTCATCAAGACCACGGGCGGCGCGGCGAAGGTCACTGTTGGCCATGTCGAAGCCTTGTCGTCGTCCATCTCGAACATGACCGGCATTGAGGACGCCACGATTCAGCACGGCGCGAACCTGCTGCTGACCTTCAAGAACGTCCGCAACGAGGTCGGCAAGGGCGCCAACATCTTCGACCGGGCCACGGCTGCTGCGGCTGACCTTTCGGCGTCCGGGTTCGGTGACCTTGCAGGGTCGAGCAAGCAACTCGGTAAAGCACTGAACGACCCCTCGGTGGGGTTGATGATGCTCGGTCGCGCCGGGGTGACGTTCACTCAGTCGCAGAAGGACCAAATCAAGGCGATGCAGAAGTCTGGGAACCTGCTCGGCGCGCAGAAGCTCATGATGACCGAGATCGAGTCTCAGGTCGGTGGCGCCGCCGCCGCGTCGACCACTGCTGGCGACAAGCTGACAAACACGTTCCGCATCTTCAAGGAGACCATCGGCACCGCGCTCCTGCCGGTCATTGACAAGGTTGCGAACTTCCTGTCGACCAAACTTCTGCCTCCGATGACGGGGTTCATCACCGGGATGCAGGACGGGACTGGCGCCGGGGGTGGGTTCGTCAACTTCCTCAAGGGGCTCTGGGCTGTGATCCAGCCTGTCGGGGCGTTCATTATGAGCACCGTCGTGCCCGCTGTGGTTGGTCTGTTTGCGTCGTTCCAGTCCGGTGGCGGGCCGTCCGCGATCACCGGGGCATTCCAGGGCCTGGTGACGTTCTTCCAGACGCAGGTCGTTCCCGCAGTGATGGCCATCGTGACCTCGATCCAAGGTTTCGTGGCCGTGGCACTGCCCATCGTGCAGGCGTTCGTCGCCGGGATGATGGCCAGGATTCAGCCGATGATGCCCACGATCCGGGCGATCTTCGGTCAGATCGGCGCCATCGTCGTCTCCGTCATGGGCCTGATCCAGGCCGTGATCTCCCGCGTCACCGTCGTGATCTCGTTTATCTGGTCCCACTGGGGCGGCTCGATCATGTCGTTCATCACGTCGGTGTGGTCCAAGATCCTCGTCGTCATCCAGGCCGCGCTCACCATCATCCAAGGCATCATTAAGACGGTCACTTCGATCATCAAGGGCGACTGGTCTGGAGCATGGAACGGGATCAAGATGATCCTGTCCGGGGTTTGGTCCGCGATCAAGGGCATCATCAGCGCAGCCCTGACCTACATCGGCGGAATCATGGCTGGTGCATGGGCGCTCATCAAGCTCGGCGTGTCGTCGGCGTGGGGCGGGATCAAGGGTCTCATCCTCGGCGCGCTCTCCGGTGCCGGGACGTGGCTGCTGGGCATCGGCAGGAGCATCGTGCAGGGCCTCATCGATGGCGTGTCTGGGATGGCAGGCTTCCTCGGTCGTGCGATCCTCACCCTGATTCCCGGCCCGATCAAGGGCATCGTCGCCAAGGCTCTGGGCATCAACTCCCCCTCCAAAGTGTTCGCCGAGTACGGCCGCAACACTGTGCAGGGCTTCATTGTTGGCGTGGGTGCCGAGCGTGGCGCGCTGGAGTCGACCATGACCAACCTCGTGCCGCGACCTCGCGCGGGGTCGCTGGACTTCGCGTCCTCAGCGGCTCGGGCGAGTGCGGTGGCTGGTAGCGGCATCGACTATGACCGGCTCGCATCGGCTATGTCCCGGGTCAGGCTTGACCTCGACGGCAGGAACGTCGCCGCCTCTCTCGATCAACGATTGGCGCCCCGATGAGCGACTGGCCGAACGTCTGCACTGTGGGCGGGATCCTGCTCGACTGTGACGTTCCGGGTTCCTTCCGGGTGGTAGCCGCGACCAATTGGGATGACGCCCCGGCCATCCGTGACGGGCTCACCTCCAAGGCGCAGCAGGACGGCGCCTGGGACGGCACGGGCTTCGACGACGCACGAGTGGTCAACCTGTCCGGCCTGGTGGACGAGGCGACCCCACAGGCCGCCTACGCGGTGCTCCGTGCGTTGCAAGCGTTGCGCCCGCAGTCCGTCCACGAGCTGGTGGTAGTCAACGCCGCGATCGGCTCACTGTCGGCCATGGTGAGAGTCACCGTGGGCGTGAAACCGGCGTGGATCGGCGACACCGCCTTCGAGTACACCCTGACCGTGACCGCACCGGACC